CACAGGCATACGGCCCACGGGCCGGACTACGCCGAGACCCGGACACCAACACCGACTAGGAGTCGAGAGCGCATGTCGCTTCATACTCGGGGCATCTCGCTGCCCGCCATGACCCTGCTGGGCCGCCGCAAGAACGGCTCACCGATCTACAACATCGCCGGTGGCGCTCCGCAGCCCGGTGAGGGTGGCGAGCCCGTCATCACCATCCCGGCCGCTGTCGTCGAGACGCCCGCCCCTGTGACCCCCGCCGAGCCCCGGTTCACCGCCGAGGACATCCAGCGGGCGCGCCAGGAGGAGAAGGACAAGTTGTACAAGCGGCTGGAGTCCGTCGAGTCCCAGAACAAGAAGTTCCTGGACGAGATCGAGGCCCAGCGCAAGGCGCGCGAGGAAGCCCAGGCCGACGAGGCACGCAAGCAGCAGGAAGCCGCCGCGCAGGTCAAGGCGCAGGCCGAGGCCGACATGTCCGCCAAGGACCTCCTGGCCCAGAAGGAGCAGGAGTGGACCCAGCGGTTCACCCAGTTCGAGCAGGAGCGCGCGCAGGAGCGAGCCCTGTTCGCCAAGGAGCAGGAGTTCAACGCTCTCCAGACCTACATCCAGCGGCGCGTCGGCGAGGAGACGGAGAACATCGCTCCGGAACTTCTCGATTTCGTCACGGGTAATTCGCCGGACGAGGTCGAGGCGAGCATCAGTACCGTCAAGGAAAAGACCCAGGCTATCCTGGAATCGGTTCAGCAGGCCGCTATTCAGCAGCGGGCCTCCATGCGCGGTGTGAGCCCCACGGGCTATTCCACCACGGGACCGATGGACACCGATCCGGGACACAAGTCGTACTCCCTCCAGGACCTCCAGGCGATGCCTATGTCCGAGTACGCCAAGATTCGGGGCCAGTTGGGCGTCGGACAGGCTGCCCAGAACCAGCGTGGACTGTACTCGTAATTCGGTCGAGTACCCGTAACTAAGGAAATCCAAGTATGCCAAGCGCGATCACTGGTACCCCGAACCTGTCGGCCTCCCCGACGAACTACTCGGGCGCCAACAGCACTCTCGGTGCGGCCATCCAGACCATCTGGTCGAAGGAAATTCTTTTCCAGTCGATGCCGATCCTTCGCTTCGAACAGTTCGCCGTGAAGAAGACGGAGTTGGGCGTTCAGCCCGGTCTGACGATCAACTTCATGCGGTACAACAACCTCGGTTCGGCCAGCCAGTTGGTCGAAGGCGTGCGGATGCAGACCAACGCTCTGTCCGCCTCCCAGTTCTCCATCACCGTCGCGGAGCACGGCTACGCCGTGGCCGTCTCCGAGTTGCTCCTGAACGCCTCCTTCGACGACGTCATGGCGTCCGCGTCCCGCCTGCTCGGCCGCAACATGGCCCTGTACCTGGACCAGTCCGCTCGCGACACCCTGCTGCAGGCGTCCAGCAAGATCTGGGGCTACAACAAGTACGCGCAGTCCACGCCGTTCGGCGTCATGGCGCAGTACTCCAAGGGCACCGCCGCGACCGGCACCGACGCCCTGGACGGCACGTTCGACTTCACCGCCGCGCTCGTCAAGGACGCGGTGGAGACCCTCGCAACCAAGAACGTCCCGCGTCTCGGCGACACCTACGTGTCGTTCGTCCACCCGCACCAGTCGCGTCGACTGCGCGACGACCCTGAGTTCATCGAGGTGACCAAGTACGCGGCCCCGGGGAACTTCCTTTTGGGTGAGATCGGCCGCCTCAACGACGTCGTCTTCATCGAGACCACGCAGGTCAAGCAGATCCAGAACTCCGGCGGGAAGACGGTCTACCAGAGCATCTTCCTGGGCGACAACGCATTCGGTCACGCGATCTCGCTGCCGGTCGAACTGCGCGACGGCGGCATTCTCGACTTCGGGCGTGAGCACGCCCTGGCGTGGTACGCGATCTGGGGTCTCGGCCTCATCACCGACCAGGCTGTCCTGATCGCGGAGACCAACTGATTGTAGGGGCCACGGTCCCTGCGATGAGTTGGTAGTCGCGGCTTGAGGGGAGTGGTTCTGGATTACCAGGACTGCTCCCCTTCGTCGTTAGAGTAGTACCGCTTCACCATAAACGAGTCCCGAACCCGGAGAATGAAATGCCTACTGCACGCAATGTCGCCCGTCCCGGTGATCTGACCGGCCGGAACAAGGCCGCTCTCGCCAAGGAGCATGCCGAGGAACTGCAGGCGCGCGCGAACGAGATCGCCATGATCAACGCCGCTGCCGCTGCCGAGCGCGACGACACCGTCCACGAGGTCATCCCGAAGGACATGCGCCCGGCCCCCGCCCCGGAGGCCGTCGAGGTGTCCGACGCCGTCGAGGTCGAGACCCCGATGCGCGAGTTCCGCGTGAACACCTCGCTGGAGAACATGACCTACGGCCACGGCAACCACTTCGACTTCGAGGAGGGCGTGCGCTACAAGGCGCCGAAGGCCCTGTACGACCACCTCGACGGCCTCGGCTACATCTGGCACTGACGGTCCAAGGAGACCCATCTCATGACTACTCCCGCCCCGCTCGTTCCCTCCCCGGACGAGACGTACGTGCTGGAGAACGCCGAGGGGCACGGAGCCGGGCTGGGACACATCCCGTCCGGCTCCCCGGTCTCCGTGGTTGACGTCTTCCCGGCAGGAACCGCCGGGGTCGGCCACGCTGCCGAGCACTCGGTGCTCGTCGAGTACGAGCACGACACCCACGTGATCAACGACAGCGGACAGCACACGCCCGGCACTGCAACGCGCCGTTTCACCGTGCACCTGTCGGACTTCCAGCGCCTGTTCAAGAAGGTTGATGCCTGATGGCCGGATCCACCCCGACCTACTCCGGTTACGCGCTCGACTTCCTCACCGGCCGCGCCGTCGCGTACACCGCGCCGCGCTCGACCTACCTCGCGCTGCTGATCGCCGACCCCACGGGGGAGGACGGCAGCGTCAGCATGTCCACGCTGCCGGAAGTCTCCACGCCCGGCTACGCACGCCAGCAGGTCGTATGGACAGCCCCGACAGGTAGTCCTGTGGCCACGGCCAACAACGCGCTGCTGTTCTACGGCCCCTTCACCGCCGACATGACCGACGCAGCGGTCTTCGCCGCACTGGTCACCACGGCTTCCGGCACCTCCGGTGACGTCATCTACACCTGGCCCATCGACTCGCCGCTGCTGGCGGTCACCAACGAATCGCTTCAGATCGCCGCTGGCGCACTGACGCTCAACGCCTGACAGGGGGTCGCGGAATGGCAACCACTGCAGATCTGCGTACGCGTGTGCGCAACGAGCTGGGCGACCGGCTCCAGCCGTTCCGCGACACCATCCGGGGCGTGGGAGACGTCTCCCAGTACGAACTGAGCGCCAACAACGTCACCGGCCTGGAAGTCATCCAGATCACCGGAACCACCCAGACCCCGCTGAGCACCCCCGCCGACTACACCGTGGACTCCGTGGACGGCATCCTCGACCTGGCCACCGCGCTGCCTCTGGACTCCCTGCTGCTGGTCTCCGGCTCCTCCTACGGCCTGTTCGCCGACGACGAACTGGACACCTACATCAACGACGCGCTGCTGCACCACACCCAGGGCCGCACCGTCGCCACCCGGTACATGGACGCCAACGGCTTCGTCCGCTACGACGAGGTGCCGGTGGACCTGAGCACCCTGCCGGATGTGGAGGAGTCCCTGGTGGCCATGCTCGCGTCGATCGAGTGCCTGTGGAAGCTGGCCACCGACGCGTCCACGGACATCAACGTCGAGACCTCCGACGGCACCCACGTCGACAGGGGTCAGCGCTTCGCCCAGATCCAGACGCAGATCGCTGCCGCGACCGACCGCTACCAGACGCTGTGCGAGAAGTTGGGCGTCGGCCTGTACTCCATCGAGGTCACCAACCTGCGCCGGGTGAGCCGCACGACCAACCGCCTGGTGCCTCTGTACCGCGAGCGGGAGTACGACGACTACTCGCTGCCTCAGCGGATCCTGCCGCCGATCGGGCCGGGCCACCAGAACGACGACGAGTCCGGACTGCCCTCGCAGACGTGGGGTGGTTGGTGGTGAGCCGTCTGGACTGGAAGACGCACGGCCGCTTCAACGCCAACTACGAGACCACCGACATCATGGGGGTCCTGCGCGGGCGGCAGAACGAGGTCGGCGAGCGCGTGGAGTACTACCGCTTCTCCCACACCGATCCTGCCGGGGACGACCTCTACGACGAGGGCGCGGGCCTGGGGAAGATCTTCACCGGCCCTTTTCGTGTGCCCGCTCTGCACGTGATCCACAACCAGGGTCCCACCGACGACACGACGCAGGGTCTCTACACCGTCGACAACCTGCACGTCACCGCGTCGTTCGACAGCCTTCGCAGGATGGGATTCACCGACCAGGACATCGACCACGGTAAGTACCTGACCGACCGGATCGTCTACGACAACTCGGTATTTCGCGTCACGTCCATTTCCGTGCTCGGGCAGATCCAGAGCCGGGACATCATCGTCGGCATGGAGTGCGTGCAGGTGAAGCCCGACGAACTCGTCAACGACGCCCAGTTCTCCCGGTACTCGCAAGAAAGTCAGTGACCATGACGATTAGCCTCCCGACACCCGGCAGCGCCAACTGGAACGTTCCTTTGAACGCGGCCCTGACACAACTCGACACCGACAAGGTCGACGCCACCCAGGAGACGGCGGACATCGCCGCCGGGGTCGCTACCGCCGAGGCGGACGCGGCCAGCAAGTACCTTCATATCTCCGGCGGTGGAACCGTCACCGGTGACGTCACGGTCAACGGCCACGTCTCGGCCACCGGAGCAAGCGGTGATGCAAGCGGCCAGGTGGTGTTCACTAAGTCGCTGAGCCCCAACACCCATGCGCTGACGGCATACCAGGCGAACACCACCGGCACCACGAACGCTGCCGCCAACGTCGTCAGCGACAACCCCAACTTCTCCGCACTGGAAGTCACCGGAACGGAGAAGAACCGGGGCTCGATCAAGGTCGCGCACGCGGGCTATTCCGACGGCAGCGACAGTTCTGCGGCAGCCATCAGCATCGACTTGCAGACGACCCACGGTGGCGCAACCGGTACCGCCGCACAGGGCCTCTTCATCACTTCGACGACGGACACCGGGGCCACGGCGACAGGCGACCCCATCCGCGTGGTGCTGAACGGCCGGGACGACTTCGCGGTGCACAGCAACGGCACCGTGGGCATTCGCGTAGCCTCCGCGCACGCTCCGGCCGGTGCCCTGGAAATCTCCCAGGGGGACACCTCCACGGTCGGCTTGGCGATGACCGCCACGGCCGGAAGCACGCAGGACATGATCGCTTTGAAGGACTCCGGCGGAAGCCTTCGGTTCGAGGTGGGTTCCAGTGGCTCGGCAGTGCACCGCGCCACGTCGTTCTTCACCAGCGCCCTGCAGTTGGGTGCTACGTCTGCCGATCTGGGTGGGTCCTCCGGCGCCGTGATTTCGATGAAGAACGTCACCACGCCGCCCAACTCCAATCCTTCCGGAGGCGGAATCCTCTACGTCGATGCAGGCGCCCTGAAATACCGGGGGTCCAGCGGTACGGTGACGACGATCGCTCCCGCATAGCCTTTTACAAACTTCGCGAGCCTTCTTGAGATCCTGAACGGGATGCACTATCCGCAGTTCTACTCAAGAAGGTTCGCCAACGCATGCCTTGGCTCATAAACGAGGACCGCGCCGTCAAGGCGAAACTTCAGGGCCTCACTGTTACTGACGCGAACGCTCCTACCGGTCGAGCCGTCCCGGTGCGCTACCGGGTTCCTGAGAGCGAGCTGGCGAGTCAGACCTTTCCGCTGATCGTGATCGAGCACAGCGGGATGGAGAAGGCGGACGACCGGGAGCACCGGGGGTGGGTGCGTCTTCCGTATGCGCCGGAGGGGTCTCCCAAGTGGTGGGCGGACGATGCCACGTC